GCATAAACCTGAGTGAACGTGATGAAACATTGCACAGCGCAGGAGGTGCATGGTTATACCTAACCACATTGAAATACGGAAATCTGCCAAAAAAGGATAAAATAGAGTGCGAAGAGATGTTACCACACGTTATAAAAAGATTAGTCAAGCACGAGGATCATATTATTGAATTGATTTTTGAAAAAGGTGATTTTTGTGGGTTAACGAAACTTGATGTTCAACTGTGGGTCAGAGAGCGTGTGAATTATTGTCTTAAGCAGTTACGTATGCCGTCAATGTATGATGTAGGTAAGACAAAAATAGGAAGATGGTTTGATAGTGAGACAAAAGGGATAACTCACACCGATTTCTTTGATGGTTTACCTAAATACAGAAAAGGGTTCCCATTAGAGGGTTTTGATTTTAGTGGATTAATAGAGGTTTAAGGTTATGGATTATGAAGGATTTTCAGAACAACGTAAGTCAGGTCAAAAAAGAGGGACAGTGCCTGATTGGGTAAGTACGGCAGGTTATCAATTACTCTGCAACAAGAACTATATTGATAAAGACGAGACACTCAAGGATAGGCTTAAAAGCATTGCCTCTGTCCTTTCTCAAAAAAAATATTCAATACTACCTATTACTGAACAACGTGTTTTTGACATTCTTTGGAAGGGCTGGTATTCACTACCTACACCTGCCCTGACAAGTATTGGTAAAAATAATAAGGGTATGCCAGTAAGTTGTACTGGCAACTTAATCCCTGACAGTATTAATGGATTTTACAGCTCCTCTAAAGAGATAGCTGAGCTAACTAAGTCAGGCTTTGGTACCAGCAGTGATTTATCTGCAATAAGACCTAGAGGTACAACAACAAGTAATGGCCTAAGTGCAGCAGGGGTCATGCCTGTTGTAGAACTTATGACTCAAACTGTACAAAATGTTAGCCAAGGTAAAAATAGGTCAGGTGCATGGGCAGGATATATCACATTTGAGCATGGCGATTTCGACGAGTTCTGCCAATACATACTCCACAACCCTAAAGCTGTTAATGCAGGATTTACACGTACAGAAAGTTTCTCTAAACTAGTATCTAAAGGTGACCCAGAAGCACACAGGCGTTTGAAGATGTGGATGAAGATAAGGTTTGAAACTGGGACAGGGTATCTAGTTAAGCGTGATGTGATAAATAAAAGATGGGAGGGTTGGGGTCGTAAAGATAGGTTCAGGGCTTCAAATTTGTGTACCGAAGTGGGTTTGCCATCACGTCAAGATTTAAGCTACACTTGTGTATTGAGCAGTATAAACATAGCTAAATATGATGAGTGGTCTAAAGATGACATGTTTCTACATGACTCTTTTATTATGCTTAACGCAATAAATGAACTGTTTACTGATATGGCCACCAAAGCAGGTTGGAGGGATAACCTTGAACTTGCCCGTACATTGAAATTTGCGAAAGAGTACCGTGCTGTTGGTATGGGGGTGTTAGGTTACCATACCTACTTACAATCTAAGTCTATACCGTTTTCAGAACAAGAAAAACTCAATAAGCAACTGTTTCAAAAAATACAGTCAGCAGGTGAAATGGTAAGTCGTGGAATATATCAAAGTACAGGACTCTCAGCAGTAGATACACCTGGGAGATATAATTATGCACTCTGTGCAGTCGCCCCTACTTTAAGCACAAGCTTAATACAAGGAGGTGTGTCTCAGGGGATAGAGCCGGTATTCAGTAATGCCTACACTCAAGCTATGGCAGGTGGCACTGTGAACAGGGTCAACCCAATATTGTTACACCTACTTAAAAGTAAAGGTAAAGGACAGCAACCTATTCTTGATGACATTGTTGAGCATGATGGAAGTGTCCAGCATTTGGATTGGCTATCAGACCATGAAAGGAGTGTATTCAAAACAGGATTTGAAATTGATCAAATGCAGATAATAAGACACGCATCAGCTAGGCAACCCTATATTGATCAAATGCAATCTATAAACCTGTTCAATTGTAATGATCAGAAATATATGTCTGATGTACACTCATACGCTTGGTCTAATGACAATATACACAGTTTATACTACCTACACCCAAGTGATAAGGTTAGGCCTGTTCCTAGATGTGAGTCTTGCGAAGGTTGATGGTCAACACTAACCCTACTTTTTGTTAGGGTTAGTTGTCACTTAATATTCAGGAGGTGCGGGTTTGAAGATCTCTAAAAAGGAAAATAGGGCAAACCTTAATATCATGGCGTTTTACGGTAACGATGATGTTTTTTATTTATCTCGATCTTTTTCTGAGGGTTTTTGTAAGAAACCAAGCAATAATAGTAGAAAAGTCAGGAGAATAACTGACCTTATCCTTTTGTTAATTTCCAATGGCCTATACCACTATCCAGAACCTTTCGGTATTTCAATTTCCTCTGGTGTGACGTTAAAAGGACAACAATACTCATCTTTTGTGCTCAGGAAAGTTGTTAATTACTTAGTGAAAAGGGAGGTTATAAACTATAAGAAAGGTTATAGCTTCAAAGGTAATGTACAAAATTCACAAATAGTCCTTGTTCCTTCTTTTCTTAAGAGTTACAAAGAGGAACTAGCTACGGCTAAACAAGATAAAGGAACTAGGCGTGTATTTATTAGGGACAAGAACAAAGAGGACATGTTTAAGGAATACAATGACAACACTTTCATGTCTCAGGTTTTTCTTAACAAATACGAGGACTTCCTGATAAGTAACAATGTTCTACTAGATGGACTGCCACTTACTGTATCACCTATCTATCGGATTTTTAATGGAGATGAAGATCACGGAGGAAGGCTATATGGGAAGTGGACTAACCTACCTAAAGAGACAAGGAAAAGGATTACAATAGGAGGAGAAGGCCTGGCAGAAATTGACTTGAAAGCTTGTACATTGTCAATAGCTTGTCATCTTAATGGTATAGAATTAGATAGAGATCCTTACGATTTTGGTGTAAAAAGAGATGTAGCTAAAAAGGCTATGATAATAATGTTTTACTCTCAGACAGAAATCAGGGCTAAGAGGGCTATAGCAGGGTTAGGAGCAGTTAACGGATTTAAAAAGGGAGAGCTCTTCACCAAGTGTGTTAACCACTTAGAAGAGAAGGGACTTAAAGGGATAATGATGAAGGGTGAAGGATTGTCCTACATTAAGAAAGAGTCTGATTTTTGTATTGACGTAGTTAATACTTGTATTGAGCAAAAGGTTGTGGTACTTTCAATACACGATGCTTTCCTGTGCAGGGTTAGCGATGTGGATAAACTGCAAAATAACATAGATATAACCTACTTAAAATGTTTTAAAAGGCTACCCGAATGTCACAGAATGTTGTTAGATTGAAAACTAAAGACAAAAGTACTTTTAAACTGTTCATCCAATATGTCTTCAGGAACTACGGTAATAAGGTAGGTATGAGGCTTGAGGACTTGTTAATGTTCATGTGGTATGAGAAAACTTTTCCTAAAGAACTCCTAAATAGGGAAGAACTTTCGAGTATTTATTCAGAATTCAAAGAGGATTGTGATAAGCTGACAGATTCTCTTTGTAAGTTTGAGAAGTTTAAAGAGCCTTCACAGAAAGCTTTTGTCGCTACAATATTAGTGTTAACGGAACTATCACTAGGTTATGGAATATTCCCTAGTGATTATGGCTTCAGTAGCTTCTTTGATTCCCAGGAAAATGTCGATTTCACTTAGGAAACAGTATGTCGCCAATCGAAAAACAAATAATTGCTGAGAAAGAGATACTCGATTTAGGTGTATCTAAACTTAAGGAAGTAGCTCTAGAAACTCTCAACGGAGAGGAAGGGTGGTTACATTCTTATGTCAGGGAATTAGTTTGGCCACTGTCTTTAGTGATACAGGATAGGTTTGAGGCAGAAGATAAAAGAGGAGGGGCAGGAAGGAAGACCTTATTTTACACCTTACTTAAAGAGGGGTTTGATCCTTTTGCCATATCTGTTTGTGTTCTTAACGCGACAATAAAAAGTGCGATACAAGAGAGGATACTCTTAACAATCTTATCGGGGGAGATAGGCAATAACATACAGGACTATTTTGGTAAAAAAATAACTAAATTCAATAAAATAGGACTAGGTGTAACTTTGCTTCACTCTCTTTCAGTTTCTTCACCAGGACTTTTTGAACTTGAGAAGGATATGGCTACAGGTACGGCAATTTACATGGTACAATTTAAAAGTTGTAGTAGTTTTAAAACCATAAAAAAATGTATTTCTCTTATATTGGGGAGGTATAGCCCTATGTCTGTTCCTCCTAAAACTTGGACAACAAGTAAAGAGGGTGGGTACCTATCGAGTGACTTATCTAAAAAAGCAACACTAGTAAGAAAAAGGAGTTCTGAAGCATATGAGAGTGTTTATAGTTATGAAGCAATGCCAGATGTCTATGATTCAGTCAACTACATACAATCAGTACCTTACAGAATAAACAGTTTTATTTATGACGCGTTCACAAAAGCAGTGAGAAAGGGATTGAAAGTCAAAAACCTCCCAGCTTGCAAGCCTCTTACTTTATACTCTTATCCTCTACCAAAAAAACTAACTAAAGATAAGATGACAGAGGAACAAAGAGGTGTTCTTAAGAAGTGGATGACTGTTAATGGGCACATCAGGAAGGAGAAACAAAGATACCAATCAAAGATGTTCAACATAAAGATCATTAAAGAGGTTTGCGGTAAACTCCTTAACGAGGGAGACTTCTATTTCCCCCACAACCTAGATTATAGGGGGAGAATATATCCTGTTCCTGTTATTTTTAATCTTCACAGTCTAGACTATGTAAGGGCTATGTTGTTGTTTTCAGAAGAGAAAGCCCTCAAAAATGAGGAGGGTGTTAAATGGTTAGCAGTCCATGGTGCAAACTGTTTCGGGGTGGATAAAGAGTCATATGAAGACAGGGAGAGATGGGTAAAAGATAATGAGATGGCTATTCTTTTCGCGTACAGAGAACCTATGGCCTCTACTTTTTGGCACAAAGCTAAAGACCCTTTTCAGTTTCTAGCGTTTTGTAAAGAGTGGGCAGGGTATTGCAAGTTTGGTTATGGGTACAAAACAGGGCTGCCTATTGGGGTGGATGCAACTTGTTCTGGTTTGCAACATTACAGCGCTATGTTAAAAGACCCTGTAGGGGCTAGGTATGTTAACATCCTGCCGTCAAATAAACCCCAAGATATATATCAAGAAGTGGCTAATGTACTTGTCAAAAAACTAGAAGAGCTGGTGGCCTCAGGGGCTATACAAGACTCAGAAGAGGCTAAAAAATGGCTGGCACTAGGGATTAATAGGAGTACTACTAAGAGGGTGGTTATGACAACTGTCTACAGTTTAACCCAATACGCATCTAGACAATATATTGAAGAGTACATAATAGACACCAACAAAGATGCCTTTATAGATACCTTTAAGGCCAGTTTATGGTTGTCGCCTTTTCTTTGGAAAGCCGTCACAGAGGTGATAAAAGGTGCAAGGGTAGCTATGGATTACCTTAAAATGTGTACAAAAGACCTATCTAAGATGCAGGAAGGGATAATATGGCAGGTTCCTAGTGGTTTTATATCCCACCAAAAATGTATGAAGAAAGAGAAAAAAGAAGTCAAGTGTGATTTTGGAGACAGGAGGATATCTCTCACTATCTATGATGACTCAGACAAGATAAACTCAAGTAAACAAGTTAATGCAGTTTGCCCTAATATTATCCACAGCCTAGATGCCTGTCATCTAATGATGGTTGCTAATAGGTCTAAAGGGGAGGGTTTGTCAGGGTTCGGTGCTATACATGATTGTTTTTTTACGCACCCTAGTGATGTAGGTGTTTTACAGAAGGTTATAAGAGAGTCTTTTGTGGACATGTACCATGAAAGTTCTTTTTTAGAAGATTTTAAGGTCTTCTTAGAATATAAATATAACATAAAACTACCTCAAGTACCTGTAGATGATAGTTTTACCCTCAACCTAAGAGAGGTCTTACAAAGCCCTTATTTTTTCTGCTAGGTCCAGTAATAAACAACAACTTAGATGCTGTTCAATTAATGTCGACTATATAAAGAGACTGTGACCATATAAAACAGACATCACTTTGTGACGCATAGCGATCACCCTGCTGCACAGTGTGTGTTAGAATTAAACGAAACACTATGAAAATGACCCTATGAACAATTTTGAAGGTAGGACACTTAAGCCACTGACCTACGACGAGATAAAAGAATTACCAGATACAGAGAAGCCTAATTATAGAGGTGAAGATTCTCTAGGTAAATATATCGTTGACGGTTATGGTATTAAAAGACGAGAGGGTGAGAGGGGTGGGCCTTTGGCAGAAAGACCACCTCTGGTGACTGAAAGATCAGAGTCACCCCAACCTAAGGTAGCTAAAATACAGAAAAAAACCCTTAAGTCATTCTTAGCTAATAAACCAAGATGGAAAGACCCAGGGGAGATACTGTTAGCTATAGCTAATGGTGATAAAGAATTTTTCAACAACTCTAGGCTAAACAAAGATACGAAAGTAGAGGATATCCCTCTTTTCATGAGAATGGATGCTGCTAAGCAACTTCTACCTTACCTATACAGTAAGCCTGTGTCTATACTAGAGACAGAAGAAACAGTAGAAGAGAAAGCACATAGGCCTCAGGTCATGGTTATTCTCGGCAGTAACGGTCATGAGCTTGTTAAACCTGAAAATAGAGGTTATAATGGTTTAGAAGATAACCAAGAAGAGATTTGAAATATGAGAGACGATGCTTATGATGATAAAGATAAGATTTTCAAGCCTCAGCCAGGCCCACAGACAGCCTTTATAGAAAGTAAAGCGGATATTGCCATTTATGGGGGCTCAGCAGGCTCGGGTAAGCTCTTGATTTTAAAGGAGAAAGTACAAACGCCCACAGGAGAGGTTGAGATACAAGATGTAAAAGTAGGAGACAAGATCTTTAACCCTGACGGCAACACTCAAGACATTCTTCAAATACACCATCATAAAAATGTTAATATTTATAAAGTTTCATTTAATGATGGCACATTTGTAAAGGCTTGTGAAGATCATCTATGGAACACTTGGAAGGCAGGCATAAGAACCAACAAAGCCATAAAACTGATTAAAAGTGGAACCCCTGATCCAGTTTTTAGCCTCTACCCACTGTCAGCTGAGGTAATGCGCACTAAAGATATAAAAGACAACTGGTTGTCAAAAGGGATAAAACCTCTGATACCTTGCACAAAACCCCTAGACTACAAAATAAAGAGCAACCTACTAAAAATAGACCCTTACCTCCTTGGGATTCTTATAGGGGACGGTTGCTTCTCTGATAAGAGTATGGTTAGGAGTAAAAGGATACGTATTTGTAAGCCAGACAAAGAAATCCTAGAATATCCCTCTAAAGTAGGGTTCTCGACTGAAATTATCCCACCCTCTGGGTCTAAATGCCCTTACGTAGAGTTTAAAAGGGATAAAAAAGACGCTGAACTAAGGGAGGATCTGGTTAAGTGCGGTTTGTTTGGGACTTATTCACACAGTAAGTTTATACCAGAAGAGTTTTTTACCCGCCCATTAAAAGACAGGTTATCACTGGTTCAAGGGATATTTGACACAGACGGCACTTGTGCAGAAAAAGAATCCAACATAACATGGACTACTGTTTCTGAGAAACTGTCTGAAGGGGTTGTAAAATTAGTACAATCTTTAGGAGGGTGGGTCTCTGTATCTACAGAGGAAGCTGGGGTGAACCCTAACAGGAAACATAAAAGAGATTGCCAAAAACTTTATAAACATTATGTGAAACTCCCTGTAGAGTGCCCTCCTTTTAGGATGAAGAGAAAACTTTCCAAATACAGGAAACCTACTAGGAGGTTGTATAGAACGATAGTTTCTATCGAGTTTGATCACATAGGAGAAGGGAAGTGCCTAACTGTATCTAACCCTAACGGACTTTTCATAACCACAAATTTTATAGTGACCCACAACTCTTTTGCAATTCTTTTGGAATCTTTGAGGAACATTAATATTCCTAATTTTTACACAATGATTTTGAGAAGAACTTCTAATGAGGTACTAGGCCCAGGATCTTTATGGGATGAATCTCACAATATTTACCCTCATTTTGAAGGGGAGTCTTTTGTTACTAGAAGAACTTGGAAGTTCCCTACTGGGGCTAAAACTCAGTTTGCTTTTATAGAATTAGAGAAGGATTTGGAGAGGTTCAAAGGTACACAAGCCCCTCTAATCATGTTTGATGAGTTGACAACATTTTCAGAACGTATGTTTTTCTATATGTTATCAAGGAACAGGTCAACCACAGGTATCCCTGGCTACATTCGTGCTACTACTAACCCTGAAGAAGGTTGGGTAAGAAAACTCATAGCTTGGTGGTTAGATGACACAGGTTACCCTATCCCTTATCGTTCTGGCGTTATCCGTTGGTTTGTAAGGATAGAAGGAGAGATGTTTTGGGCAGACAAGCCGGAGGAACTTATTGAGATGTTCCCTGGCCAACGAGTCCTACCTAAGTCTTTAACTTTCATCCCGGCTAAGTTGTCAGACAATAAAAAGATGATGGATAAAGACCCAGGGTATGAATCTTCACTGATGGCCATGTCAAGGGTAGACCGTCTTAAATTGTTAGACGGCTGTTGGCTAGCACAAGCTACTTTCGGAAGCTATTTTGAGAGGTCTTGGTGTGACCTAGTAATGATGCCAGATGAACCTGGCCGATGGGTAAGGTACTGGGATAGAGCTTCTTCTGAGCCGAGTGAAACATACCCAAACCCAGATTATACTGCTGGTGTTTTGATGGGTATAGGTAAACAAACAGGCTCATTCTACATAAAAGATGTGGTAAGGTTTAGGGCAAAACCAATGAAAGTCCATGCTGAAATCAGAAAAACAGCTGAAAAGGATAAAAAACTTTACGGCAATGTTCGTGTCGTAATAGAGAAAGATCCAGGACAAGCAGGGGCATCAGATGCTCACTACCTTGTCAACCACCTCAAAGGGTTTGAAGTCAGAGTAAGAAGTGCTACTAAAGATAAGCTTACACGGTTCCTGCCTTTCTCAGCAGCAGCAGAGAATGGCTTAATTAAGGTTTGCCGTGGGGAATGGAATGAAGCTTTCTTAGCTGAACTAGAAAGGTTTATAGGTGATGGCGTAGGAAAGGACGATCAAGTGGATGGAGCTAGTGGTGGTTTTAATGAGCTACTAAGTAAAGCGTACTCAGCACCTAATCTCGTAATGCCAGACTTATCTTTCAAAGGACTAGGCATCTCATCTAATGTAAGGTTTTAAATTAACAGTACCTGCCAAGCCTATGCCTAGGTATGCTCAAACCGGCAGGTCATTTATTTTGTAGGGTGAAAAATGGATAAAAGTTTATATAAGCCCATAGGAGTTTCTGGCCTGCGCCACTCTGGTGGCATAATTCAGGAAGAGTTTCTACCTGAATTAAGGAACAGTGAAGCTCTTAAAGTTTTTAGACAAATGTCCACTAATGATGCTACTGTCAGCTCAATGTTGTTTGCTATTAAAATGCTTATACGTGGAATAGAGTGGGATGTCACCCCTTTTTCAGACAAGCCTAGGCATATTAATCAAGCTGATGAATTGAGAACAATGCTAGATGATATGGATATAAGCTGGGCAGACACCCTCTCAGAGATTATGTCTTTTCTAGTTTACGGTTTCAGCATTCATGAGATAGTCCTCAAAAAGCGTCAAGGCCGTAAAAAAGGCTCTAAATATAATGACGGTCTTGTGGGCATTAAAAAACTTGCAATTAGAGGCCAAGAAACTATCCAATATTGGAAGTTTGATGAGTATGGTGACCTTTTGTGGGTGGAGCAAGTAGACCCTAATACCGCTAAACGTAACATTTTAAGGCGAGATAAGTTTCTTCTTTTCAAAGCAGATTCCTATAAAGAAAACCCAGCTTCTACCTCTATTCTAAGGAATAGTTACAGAGCATGGAAACTTAAAACTAAAATAGAAGATTATGAAGCTGTAGGCATAAGTAGAGACTTAGCAGGAATGCCTGTTATATATGTTCCTGCTCAAATGCTAGGAGAAGATGCAACAGACGAAGAGAAAAGTGCAGTAGAATATTTCAAAAAGGTAATAACCTCTGTTCAAAACAACGAACAATCAGGTGTTATGATCCCTGCTCTCTATGACGAAAATGGTAACAAACTTTTTGACTTCCAGCTAATGAGTTCAGGCGGGACAAGACAGTTCGATACTTCTGCAATTATCCAACGTTATAATACACAGATAGTGCAAACAGTACTGGCTGATTTTATCATGCTTGGCCAAGGTTCACAAGGTTCTTATGCCCTTTCTAGTAATAAGACTAAGCTTTTTACAGTGGCCATCCAATCGTGGTTAAAATCTGTAGTCCATGAATTAAACAACAACCTAGTTACTAAACTAGGTGAGTATAATGGTTGGAAGCAAGATGAGCTGCCAAGGATAACACACGGTGAACTTGAAAGCCAAGATGTTAATGGTATCTCAACGTTCATATCCGACCTAGCTAAAGCTGGTGTTATCACATATGACGTTAAACTAGAGAACTACATGAGAAGTCTTGTAGATGGCCCACTTACCGATGGAAGTGGTAAACCCTTAGGGGCAGCTAATAAAGATAATAAAAATGTTACTACTACCCCAACTGCATCAGGCAAACCAACAGGAGAGGCGAAAACTTAATGAGTTTTAAAGCAAAACTAAAAGCAATGTTTGAGTCTTTCTTAGACAAAGAGATTGTTGAAGATGATAGTAAGTTTATTAGTAAATCGAACGATGAGCTTAGAGAAGTTACTGGCATTGTCCTCGTACCGGAAGAAGTTGATCTTCAAGGGGACATATACTCTGAGGAAGAAATACACAAAGCTATGATTAGTTTCAACACTTTGTGTAACAGAACTAAGTTACAACACGCTGTAGGCTCCGAGTCCCAAGTAATAGAGAGTTGGCAAGCCAAGTCAGACGAGATCATAAACGGCAAGGTAGTTAAAAAAGGCAGCTGGCTTTTAACAATGAAGCTTCCCCTCACAGAGTGGGAAATGGTTAAGAACGGCATGTTTAGTGGGTTCTCAGTAGGTTGTAGGGCCAGACCAGAAAATTTAGGAGAACAGTATGACTGACATAGCAAGACCAGAGCCAAGAAAGAGGCTTTTCGACTTCGACTTCTCTGAGGAAGGCGCAGAGATAAGCTTAGTAGACAAAGCTGCTAATGGGCATAAATTTCTTATGCTTAAAGCTGCCCCTGCTTCTGAAGAAGAAAAACCTGTTGAGGTTGTTGAAGAAAAAGATGCTGAAGAGGTAACTAAAAACCTAAGCACTTTAATGGGGATATTAGGACAACTCCTAGGAAACCCTGAACAGCAACAACAAGCCGCACCAGTTACTCAGCAGAACGGATTCGATGTTGAGTTAGGTAAGTTCTTGGCGTACTTGACTGATCAAGTCAGACAAAGTGCACCTGAATCACCATCCCCGCACCGTGTGAACGAAAGTACCCAATACAATCCAACACCAGCAACTATGTATTTAACAGAAAAAAGTGAGGAAAATGAAATGCCTTTAGAGGATGTCATTAAGTCAGAAGAAGGTCAAAAGTTTATCAACGAATTAGTTGAGAAAGCTATTGATGGCGTGAAAAAGGAAAATGAGGATCTTAAAAAGTCTTTGAAGTTTTTCCAAGAAGAGCAAGAAGTACTACGTTCAAAGCAGTTTGTAGAAGTTGCTAAAAGCTTAGGTTCGCTTGGTTTCACAGAAGAGCATGGTAATTTGTTGAAAAGTATTTGTGACAAATCACCAGAAGAATATCAACAACTATCTGTAATTTTAGAAAAAGCTTCTAAGATCAGCAAAAGTGAAGATATGTTCCAAGAAGTAGGTACTGCCGCTGAAGGTGATTCTGATCAACTTATAGACGGTCTTCCTAAAAACATAGTCCTTATGGCTAACGAATTACAAAAAGCAGACAAATCTTTAACACGTCCCCAAGCTGTTGCTAAGGCTTACAAATCTAGATAAGAGGTATTTTTACATGTTTTCATACAAAGGCGAAGATGTTGGTGTTTTTGTTTCTAGCGCAAACTTAGACCCATTAAACGGCGGAACTAACCACCTATACAAAGCAGTTAAACTTAATGGCACGACTGGCAAAGTTGATGTTGTTTCTGCAATCGGTGACGTAGTTTTCGGTGTTCTTCAAGGACAACCAAGAGCTGACCAAGCTGCATTAGTAAGGATTGAAGGCGTAAGCAAAATGATCGCTGGTGGAGTTATTGCACTTAACTCACCTGTTTACTTAGCCGCTACGGGCAAATGCTTAGCTACGGCTGGCGCTGCTTCTGGTGCAAGATTTTTAGGCACGGCACTTTCTGCCGCAGCAGCTGATGGAGAGCATATTACTGTTCTTTTAGCTGACCAAAATACAACCACCCCTGTTAAAGCTTAACAACTAATCTAGGAGATAACCATGCCTAATCCAAATATGAATGCTGTACACATTGATGTACCACTAAGTAACATTGCTATTGCTTTTATGCAATCTAGCGAAGGTTTTATCGCTAACCAAGTATTCCCAGTAGTACAAGTAAGCAAGAAATCAGACAAGTTTTATAAATATAAAAGAGAAGATTGGAACAGAGTTGAGATGAAACCTCGCGCTCCTGGTTCTGAATCAGCTGGCGGAGAGTACAACTTAGATACCGACTACTTCGTTTGTGAAGAGTTCGGCCTACACAAAGACGTTAATGATGCTGAAGTTGAGAATGCTGATAGCTTATTCAACTTGCAAGCAGAAGCTGCTGAATGGTTAGCTATGCAACAAATGCTTTTCACTGAGAAAAAATGGTTTGACACCTTTTTCAAAACTGGCGTATGGGGCGTTGACACAACCGGTACGGCTTCTTTAGGTGGCGTTCTATCTAGCCCTACTTCAACACCTATTAAAGGTTTGAAAGAGCTTATCCGTAACCAACAACAAATTACCGCTGGCTACAAACCTAATACGCTAGTAATTGGCGCTAAAGTTTGGGATGCTCTTCAAAGTAATGATGACTTCTTGTCAAGAATCATTGGTGGTGCTACCATTTCTCAACCTGCTGAAGTTAGCAAACAGCTTTTAGCTAACATGCTAGGTATTGGTAAGATTTTGGTTTCTGAAGCCATCATCAACACGTCAGCACAAGGTGCTGCTGAGTCTAACAGCTTTGTTGCTTCTGACTCTATGTTGTTATGTTATGCAGCTCCTAAAGCTGGTATCAAAAAGCCTACCGCTGGTTATAGCTTTGCTTGGACTGGTATGGGTGGAGTTGAAGGCTCTGCTATCAAAAGATTCCGTATGGAGCATTTAGAATCAGAAAGAGTTGAAATTAATTCTTCTTTCGTTCAAAAAGTTATCGCTCCTGAAATGGGAACTTTTATCCGTCCTTTAGTATAATCTAAGTTTAGGGGCGAAAGCCCCTTCCCAGAGAGGTATTAAATGGGATATTCAGTTACGCGACCATTGTTTTGGTTGCAAGATCACAATGAACACAAAAGAGGAGAGCCTGTTGGTAAACTAGCATTAATTGCTGTTGCCAGGGTAAAAATGCTTTGTGCTCAAGGTATTGTAGGAACAGAAGATGACCTAGTAGCTACAGCTTGTAAAGTTGAAGTTAAGGTTGTTGAAGTTGTAAAAGAGGAAGAAGTACTTGAAGAGGTTGTTGAGCCTGAAGAAGTATCTGCCCCTGTCTTAGAAGAAAAGAAAGATTACTCTAAAAAGAAAGGTAAATAAATATGTCTTGGTCATATTCAGGTGACCCATCTACGTCTAACGTTGATGCGGTTAGGTTTCTGATTGGTGACACAGACATCGCCGATCCTATTATGAGTAATGAAGAAATATCTTGGCTCCTTACCCAACACGGGACACCAGCTAAGGCTGCTTACCATGCTGCCCTATCAGCAGCTGGCAAGTATGCAAGAATGGTTAATCAGGAGGCAGGAAGAATAAAAGTCAAAGCTGAAAGTAAGTTTTTGCATTACAAAATGCTTGCTGTACAACTTAGGGACGATATGATCTCAGGGTTTAGTGTAAGAAACCTTAAAATGTATGCTGGTGGCATCTCTGTCTCTGACATGCAATCTAAGAATGCTAATACTGACAAAGTTCAAAACCCGTTCTCAATAGGTCAAGATGACTACTATGAAAATTGAAATGGTGGTTAACTCAAAGGCTTTAAAGGCAATAAAACGAGAGTTAGCTAAGAAAATCAAAGTAGGTTATCTGAAAGATGACGGTGAGCATGACATCCCTTCCCCTTTATTAGCTTCAATACTACACAATGGTAACGAAGAGGTATTAATACCTCCTAGGCCATTCTTCAGCAACTTTAAGAACAACTATAAGATGCAAATCGAAAGTGGACTTAAGTTGATGGCAGTTAAGGCTTTACAAGGTGAAAGTGGCCATGCAGAAGCTGGGTATATCTTTAAAACCAATCTTAGAAAGGCCATAGAGGATTATAAGTTTGGTGCAGGTATGATAAACAAAGATAACACCAAATCGACCATCAAACAGAAAGGGTTTAACAAAGCCCTTACAGAAGAAGGTTTCTTAGTGGAAGGTGTCGATTTTGAAACAGTCAATAACTAAAGGTAACAGAAATGACAACATTTGATCCAACTTCTGTTGGTTTTGTTAATCTGACAGTTACAAGACCTGGCACTGGTGGTACATATGTTCTTGGTTTATATCAAGAACCCGTAGCTACTACTTTTGTTATAAAAGCTAACATACAGCCATGTGACTTCGAGATTCTAAGAAAGATGCCTGAGCTTGAGAGAGCTGACGACGTTATTGTTATCTTTACCCCGACGGTTCTAAAAGTAGGTAGTCGTCCTAATAAACAGAAAGCAGATTACTTCACTTGGAATGGTGGGGTATATGAAGTGTTTAAGGCAGGAACATTCTCTATGGGTGTTCAGAACCACACAGAAGCTATCTGTGCAAGGATATCATCATGATAAATGACACAGCCACACTACAAGAGCTTTTATTTATCTTAGGCCAGAACACAAGCCTAGGCCCTAGTAAATACGTCCTTTCTCACCACAACAGCCCACAACCTGACCTACCCTACGCTACCTTGAGTACTAGGGCTTTAACACCCTATGGAATGCTCCAGAATGGTGAAATAGATAATGCAGGTAATAGGGAAGTGGTCGGTTGGTATAGGTGGGATGTAAGATTCTCATTCTTTGGTGACAACTCAGTAGGTTTAGCATTAGAAACTTTGACAGCACTTAACTTCGAGACAATCAGACTTCTTTACTTGCAAGAAGGTTTCAATCTGCTCCACTCAGGTGGTATAGAGAGAGCGCCTTATCTTGTGGATAACCTTTGGCGAGACAGTTCTTTTTTCATAGTATCCTTCCTTATTTCGGATAAAAACAACGAGTTTGTATCTTTCATAGAACACCTTGGTGTTACAGAAGGTAAATTCTTACGTGGCCAGGGAGATCCTGACCCAATCATAAACAACTTCACAATTAATTAATCGAGGTATTTAATGGCCGATATAGATCAAGTCATTACAGTCAATATCTCTAGGGAAACTTCTGCCGTTAGTCAAGTAGGCTTCGGTACAGGTATGTTCCTAGGTGATCATAGACGTTTTATCGAAAGATACAAATCTTATAAAAGTGCCGCAGAAGTATTAGCAGATGGTTTTGCATCAACAGATGCAGAGTACATTGTTGCTACTAAATTCTTCGGACAAGAACTTAAGCCAACGAAACTAGCTATTGGCCGCAGAAAGGCTGTTGATATTGCTACGTTAACTTTCTCAGCAGCAGTTTCAGGAACATCTTATAGCGTCACTGTTAATGGTGTTGTACTGAGTTATACTGCTGCTGGCATCATGACAGCCATTGCTGTTGCTGCTGCTTTTGAAACAGCTAATGCTGCTGGGTTTGTCACTGCTGGTATTACGTTCAGTGATGCTGCTGCTGATGGCACTGCTACCATTACACCTACTGTTGCTGCTACACCTATTTCAATAGTTGGTGAGACATCTACTATTGTTATTGTAAACACGTACACAGAAACATTGACAGATGCACTAGCTGCTGTTGCTGACGAAAACTCAGACTTCTTTGTAGTTATGGCTAAGTCACACATCAAAGCTGACCAACTTGAGTTGGCAACGGTTGTTGAGTCTATGGACAGAATATATGTTACATCATCTTCTGATGTTAACATTAAAAACCAATCAGCTGTAGTTGATACTACATCTATTGCAAGGGCCTTGAAAGATGGCTCTTACAACAATACCGCTCTTATGTATTCAGCTGTAGCTAACAGCCAATACCCTGAAGCAGCTTTTGTCGGCTATAACCTAAGCTACCAACCTGGTGAAAATACCTGGAAGTTTAAAACCCTTTCTGGAATCACTGTTGACAGTTTAACAACCACACAGATCAACAACATTAAAGCTAAATACTGTAACTACTACACCAACATTCGTAATATTAATATTACATCTGAAGGCGTTGTGGCATCAGGTGAATTTATCGATTATCAATTAGTCGCCTAACTTAGTAATAGGTTAGTGAAAACTCTTTTAATTGCTGGAAACCCGCGAAAAAATATTAACTACAACGTAAAGATGAAACAAACTTAAGCGTGAATGTATGAAAATAATATTTTATGTGGCAATCAGCAGCCAAGCCTCGAAGAGAGGAAGGTTCATCGACTATCCCGTAACGGGAGTAGTACCAAGTGGTACGAAATGGAGAGCAACATAGCAGGTAAAGCTGATGTTGAAGATATAGTCAAGTCTTCATGGAAACATGAAGTAGTTTAGGATCAGGAAATGAATTACGAAAAACTTTATTACCACTTTATTGAGAAATACAAGAGTCAAATAATAGATGAATCAGTTTACACTGAGAGACATCATATTATCCCGCGCCATGCAGGGGGCGGTGACTCACAAGAGAATTTAATCACATTAACATACAAACAGCATAGGTTTATCCATAAGCTGAGATACAAAGCTTTTAAGCTGATAGGAGATTTTATTTCCTATAGGCTTATGTACGGGATACCACCTCACAAAAAGCAATTTTTATGCTCTGAAGCAGGCAAAATAGGCGGCAAAAAGAACAGAGAGTCAGGGCACATGTCTTCTGTAGGAAAGGTGTTTGGGCCTATCCACGGCAGAAAGAATGTTGAAAACGGAAATTTAGATAAGATCAGGCATTTGGCTAATAATAATGTGCAAAGGGCCAAAGTAAAACAATTAGGCCTATATAATGTTAAGTCAGGGCAATTGGCAAAGATTGCCAAACTTGGCTGGGTAGCTAAGTGGTCTCAAAAGGCCAAAAGTAAGAAATCAATAGAGAGTAAAGAAAAGTATGCTGACCCTGCAAATAAGCAGCAGCTTTTTAAGATGTCCCACCTTTCTGCTAAAAAGAAAATAGCAGAAGCTGAGGAAAGAAGTAAAGTAATTATAGATAAAGCAGAACGCAATAGTGGTTTTCTAGAAAAGAAATCTACTAGGAGTTTTTATTTATTCATTTCACCTGAAGGTTTAGTATTTGAAAGCCCAATTTTTGCTGCAAAATATTACGGTAACGTAAGTTGTAAAGTAGTAGAAGGGTGGTGCAAGAGGTTCAAATACGGCTGGAAGGTCATCCCAAAAACAACACAGATATAACGTACCTGTGTGAATATTAACGATTATTGTAGGAATTTCATGGTTTAAGGCTCGTTTAGCTGAAAGATTGTTCAACCTATTGATTAACGCACCTAAAATTCCTTATACCGCTGCTGGATTGGCTGCTGTACAAGCAGAAGTTCTTGGCCAACGTCAAGAGGGTATTGCATCTGGTTTCCTATCAGGAAGCAAGTCAGATTTAACAATAGTACCTAACATGAAAGATGTCTCATTTGCTGATAAAGCTACGAGAACATTAAACAATGTTAAGTTTGAATACAAATTAGCAGGCGCTGTACATTTTATCAATGTAGCCGGATCAGTTGTACTTTAAGGGGCATAAAAAATGGCATACGACAAAACACGTCAATACAGCCCTTCAGATATTAAATTTATCTTTGGCGGTGTTGAGATTACTGGCTTAGCTGACGGTACCTTTTTAGGTCTCGAATTCGGCTCTGACAGGTTCATGAAAACGGTAGGAGCTGATGGCTCTGTTGTCCGTACAAGATCAGCAGATGAAAGTGCTGTTATTACTTTAACACTCCTCCAAAGCTCTATATCTAACGATATTTTAAATGCTTTTGATGCAGCTGATTTTGAAGGGTTAACAGGCGCTCTACCTATGATCATCAAAGATGCAAATGGTAACAGCTTATATACAGCTGACAAATGCTGGATCTCTAAGCGTCCTTCTGTTGAGTTCGGTAAAGAGCTTGGCACGAGAGCATGGGAATTCACTGTTGACCATGTATTCGCTATCACTGGTTCTTCTAATCAGTTATAATAAATAATGATGCGAGTCAGATATGTTGGCAACAACATTACATCACACCACCTGAAAAGGTCATCTCCTAGAGAGCTGGCCTTGACAGGTCAGCCAGTGGCGGTAAGGGTGATCTGTGCAGTCCCCGCACTTGGGATGGCCTGTGAGACAGGTGAAGGTGTGGTTAACCCCGCTAGAGATCGCATCTCTAGTCTGACGTCACTAAGCTATATGTTGTTACTGTTTATCGGGGGCAACATTTAGTGACGTTTCTTTCAATGCTCACCTGTAATAGGGTGGGCATTATTTTTTTGTTGACAACACACCTGTATCAATTTATAATTTTCTTGTCTAGGGCAATTACAAATTAACACCAAAGAGGCGTTTATGATTTTTCCTTTTAAAATAGAATACGAAGGGTATTTAACACAATCAAAACTTCTGGGGATCTTAAAACAAATACCAGAAATAACATTCCTTGGGGAGGAGGTTAAAGTTAGCCCTAAGTCCAGGAGGAGATGGGACATGTTGTTTAAGAAAGGTGAACAGGTATTAGCAATAGAGTTTGATGGGGACAGTCACTACCAAAACTCATTAGTATCTAAATCAGACAAAGAGAAGAACAAAGAAGCAGAGTCACAAGGGATAACAGTGGTTAGGGTTCCTTTCTTTATACAACTGGACAGTGATGTTTTTGAAATACTTTTTGGTTTCAGGCCTTCTGTTGAGATATTGAACAATTTTCCTAGTGGTTTCATAACAACAAAAACATTCCCTTGTTCTTTCGGTGATATAGGCATTTCTAGACTTTTCCATGAAGTTAAAGACATGCCAGAAAAAACAAAGAAAGAGGTAGTGCAGAGTTTGATTGATAGGTCTTTAGTCTATGGAGAGGAATATGTGTGGCCCCCTTCCTTTAAAAGGACAGCGATAGGGATAATTGAGGAGTTCGGAGGAGAAGAAAAGGATTATTCCTTAAAAGAAGACCTTGACATTTTCTTCAATGTACTACAATAGATTAAATAAAATTGACAAAGTTTGTATAACATAGTAAAATACAAGCTGACATTAAACATTTAGGAGATAGGCAATGATAAAGTTGTGCGAAGTAAATATTGATGGCAAGTACTATAGCTTTAACCAATACACGGCGTCTAAAGGGCTTAACATTCTTAAGCGTGTCGCTAAAGTAGCAGGCCCAGCTATTATAACTGCTATGCAAGAAGGCAGGGGTTTCGGATTAGATCTTCTCCGTGATGCCGCTCAAGAGCTTGTTATGGGCCTTGACCAAGAAGACCTAGGACAACTATGTAAAGACATCTTAGCTGATGTAAAAATCGATAACAAGCCTATTTCCTTTGACCTCCACTATGGTGCTAACTACAGAGAACTGTTCAAAGCAGTTTTTGAAGTACTCAAAGGTAACTTCTCTGATTTTTTGGAACAAAAAGATTCTCAGTAGCCAGCTCAGAGTCTGAAGTACACCCAGTAAGCAAAAAAATTGCTAAAGAATCACAATTAGAGTTAACCTTGTGGAGGCCAGTTCTCGCCAAGGTGGCCTCATGGCATGAAGTATCAACATATTGGACAATCAACGACTTATACGATTGTATTGAGGCGCTTGATATAGAACACGCCTACGAGGCACACCAAAACAAAAAAGGTTAGACTAATGGAAAACTTATCCGGTGCGATAGCCCAATTCTTTGCCACTTTATCTATCAAAATAGACAAGGCTGGCATTGACACTGCACTAAAATCAATGAAGGCTCTTGTTGAATCAAGCAACGAATTAGCCGTTAAACTCCATGTAGCTCTTGATACCAGTGGCATAAAATCTCAATTAACTAAAGTAAAAGAACAACTCAACCTGACAGTAAACACAGCTACTGCAAAAGAGGCTACATCTAGTCAAATAAGAAAAGTAAAAGATAAGGTCACTAGGGGAGATCTAATAAAAGCTGCCGACATCCACACAAATATGGTGAAGGATGTTGGGCCTAATAGACTTGAGAACATGCTTAACCAAGCTGACCATCTTAAAAATGTCATGGCTGAGATGGATAAAGGCACACTAAACCTTGCACAAGACTTTAAGGGGCGCCTAATACCCACTTCAGAAC